CAAGGATGCCATCTTCGGGGTGGCGGGCACGCCCGGCCTGGGCGTGACCGTGGTGCAGGCGCAGATCCGGGAGGATGCCGACATCCTGGCGATGCTGGCCGGGATTGACCGGAGGGCCTTCTGATGAACAGGAGTTCATTTTGGCGACGCTAGAGGGGTTTCTCGACGAGCTGATCGCGGTTGTCCGGGATGTATCCGGCATTGCGTTTGTGCCCGACGACCCGCCGGCGCGGCTGGCGAGTCACCCGGCGGGTGTGGTGTGGCTGACGGGCGGCCGTTCGGTCATTGGGCCGCCGGGACTGGCGACGTATCACCATGATGTGCGGATCGGGCTGATGACGGCGATTGAGAACACGGCCGTGGCGAACCAGCGCATCCTGCCGCAGATTGAGCCGGTGATTGAGGCGATATGGACCGGGTTAACGACATCGGCGTTTGTGAACTGCCAGAACATCGAGGGTATCACGTATACGTATGGTCCGATTCAGTGGGCCGACATCTGGTACTTCGGGGCGATCATCGACCTGGAGGACGTGAAGATCCAGAGGGAACTATGAAGCTGAAATTCGTGGGCGAAGGGTTTCTGCCGGGGGTGCCGGCGCGGGACCTGGGCGAGGATGAGATCGAGAAGCACGGCGGCGCGGCCGCGTTGATTGCTTCGGGGCTGTACGAGGAATTAGAACAACCGGTCGAGCCTACTAAGGTTGAAGATGTTCGACCGCAAGATGGCAAGAAGGACAGTAGCAAATGAGGTTTTCGAGCCTGTTTGCCTCCTGGTGTCGAGCGGCCTTGAACGTTCTAAACGGCGTTATGTGATGAACATCCAACTCTCTTCCCAGCTGTTTCTCGGAAATACCGCATCGTTGGCAGGTATAGCGATCGCGTTGGCGTGCCTTGCGGCGCTGTTGGTACCAAGAAGGGCCGTAATCCGGTATATAGCCACCACGCCAGTTTATGTTTGCCTCACCTCTGGAGGTTTGAGACTGCGATATGCTTTGGCAAGTCTGGGAGCAAAAGTGTCTGCGTTCGGCGTGGGATTGTTTCACCTCAAAGTCGCGCCGGCAGATTGGGCACTTAAGCGTGACACGCTTTCTGAGGGGCAAATTAGGACCAGCAACTTCGGGGCGTGGGACTCCCTTACGAGTAGTAGACAGCCATTGCCCATAGCATTCAGAAGAACAGAAGTTGTGCTGCGTCTTTTGAATCTGGTCATGACGCTTGTGATATTGTTTCCCACACTGCTCACAAGCTACTTCAAGATCGCCAATTCCTTCTGCATATTCACCAAAATTGCTCGCACGAAGTCCGCTTTCAGAAAAGCATTTCGCGGAACAAAACTTGCGCGGCCAACTTCGATGATGCCAAAACTCATTACCACATTGAGGGCAGTTCACCCAGACACGGGAGGCTTCCTCTTGGCACTTGCGGGAACAGAAACGGGCGTTTCTGCCCCTACTTCCACCACAATTTTCACATTTATTCATGAATCACATCCTATTTGCAACTTCTGTAGTTTAGCACAGAAAAGGAGAATTTGCTATGGCAGGCGCTAAATGGGCCCATCGCATCCAGTTGGGCCGCGAAAGTGTGGCGGGAACGGCCGTGGCGGCCACCGCGATCTGGCGCGGGGTGGGGGGCAACCTCCAGGACACGCGCGAGGTGACGATGGTCGAGGAGCAGGTGGGGATCGCCATCCCGACGACGCGCAACTACATCGGCCGTGTGGCGGGCGCGCTGTCGATGGCGGCAACGCCGGCGACGTTTGAGCAGCTCCTGCACATCCTGGAAGCGGGAATTAAGTCGGTGGGCACGGGAGCGGCCGACGGTTCCGGCAGCGGCAAGATCTACGCCTATCCGCTGGGGCTGACGGCGGTCAACACCATCAAGACGTACACGATTGAGACCGGCGACAACCAGCAGGCCGAGGAGATGGAATACTGCTTCGTCGAGAAGTTCACCATCAGCGGCGAGCGCGGCGAGGCGGTGATGATGTCGGCCGACTGGGTCGGCCGACAGGTGACGGAGACGACGTTCACCGGGGCGCTGTCGGTGCCGTTTGCCGAGACGATGCTGGCCGGCAAGGGGGCGCTGTACCTGGATCCGATCGCCAATGACTTCGGCGATACGCAGGTGACGGACACGCTGTTGAGCTGGGAGCTGACGGTGACGACCGGCTGGAAGGCCAAGTACACGGTGGACAGTGGTCAGCTGTACTTCGCGTTCCACTACTTTGACAAGGATGCGTTCTCGGCCGAGCTGTCGGCAACGTTTGAGCACAATGCGACGGCCGTGGCGCAGAAGGCGCTGTTCCGCGCGGGCACACCGCTGCTGATCCGGCTGGAAGTGCCGGGGTCGGCTCTGTCCGTCGCCGGGACGGTTTACTCGACCAGGATGCTGAGCATTGACATGGCGGCCGTCTACACGGAGTGGGAAGCGCTGGACGCCGACGAGGGCAACAGCATTGTCTCGGTGAAGGCGACGGCGGGCTATGAGTCGACGACGGCTGACGCGATGTCGATCACCGTGGTGACGCCGATGGCGACGGTGCCGTAAGGAGAAATATGGCTAACAACGACAAACCGGCAATCCGTTTCCACGTTACGGCCGAGCGGATGGCGGCGGTTGAGCTGGGCGAGCTGCTGGATTTGCAGGACGCGCCCAATGATGTGCGCCGGGTGGCAGCGTTTATGGCGCGGTTTGTGGCGGACGCGGCCGGGAACTACCTGGAAGGCGAGGCGGCGACGGCGGCCGTGCGCAAGGTGACGATCGGCCAGCTTAAGGGCGCATTTGATCAAGTCACGGGCGAGATGGTCGAGGTGGCCGCCCCAAACGCATAAGGCGGCAGATCTACAATGCCGCCATGCTGCCGGATGTCAGTATGCCGTTGCCGGCCTGGACCGGGGTATTGCAGGCGGCCGAGGCGTGGGGCTGCCCGCCGTGGGTAGTGACAGGTGAATCGCCGCCGAACCGGATGTTGTGGATGCTGCGCCGTGGGGCGTATGAGCGCGAGGTAGCTCGCGCCGGACGAGACAAGCAACGACATGGGTAAGAACGAAGTCGAGATCATTGTCACGGCCGAGGATAAGGCCAGCGGCGTCCTGAAGGGGGTCGGCGGGGCGTTGTCGGGCATCACCCGGGTGGCGGGTGCAGCGGCGTTGGGCGGTATTGCGGCCGTCGGTGTCGGGCTGGGGATCGCCGGGCGGGCGGCGATCGGCATGAATTCCGATTTGGAGACCTCGACGCTCCAGTTCGAGACGTTGATGGGGGATGCGGACCTGGCGGCCGAGCACGTGGCCGGGCTGTTTGACTTCGCGGCCAAAACGCCGTTCGAGACGGGGCCGATCATCGAGGCCAGCCGAATCATGCAGGTGTTCGGCGGCGACGCCCTGAATACCGACGACAACCTGCAGCGAATCGGCGACACGGCGGCGGCCGTGGGGGCGCCGATTGAGGACATCGGTTTCTGGGTCGGCCGGGCCTATTCAGCGATTGAGGGCGGGCAGCCGTTTGGAGAAGCGGCGCAGAACCTGATGCAGATGGGCGCGGTGTCACCGGCAGTCATTGCCGAGATGAAACGACTGGAAGAGGCCGGCGCGTCGTCAGACGAGATCTTTGCGGTGCTGCAGGGCCACATGGACGGGTTCAGCGGCGCGATGGCAAAGCAGGCCGGGACGTGGGAGGGGTTGAAGTCCACCATTATTGACAACCTGAACATGGCAGCGGCCACGGCGCTTAAGCCGTTCTTCGACCTGGTGAAGACGGGCATGGCTGCGCTGGCGACGTGGCTGCAAAGCCCGGAGGTACAGGCGGGGATCCAGTCGATTGTGACCGGGTTTACGGCGCTCATCGAGCGCGTGAGTGCGTTTGTGGTAGGCCAGGTGGTGCCGTTTGTCCAACAGCACGGCCCGCAAATCGCCGGGGTATTGAAGACCGTGGGACTTGCGTTTGCGGCCCTATCGATCATTGGCACGGTGGTCGGATGGGTTACCGGATTGATCGGTGTGGTGACTGGCGCGGCCGCGGCGTTTACAGCTGCCGGCGGCGGCATCATGGGAATCGTGGCTATTCTCGGCGGGCCGGTGACGTTGGTTATCGCAGCCGTTGTTGCGGCCGTCGCGTTACTAGCTGCGGCCTGGACAAACAACTGGGGTGGGATTCAGGAGAAGACGGCGGCCGTGGTTGCGTTTATTCAGGGCCTTATCCAGGCATTCCTGGCCGCTATCATGGGCTTCTGGGAGGCGCATGGCGCGGCGATTGTGGCGACGGTGACGAGGATTTGGGACCTGATTAAGACCTTGATTGACGGCGCGGTCAATCACATCAAATTGATTGTCGCGGCGTTCATTGCCCTGTTTCAGGGCGACTGGGAAGCGTTCGGGCAGGCGATACTGGACATATGGCAGAACGCCTGGGACACCGCCGTCGCCTTCCTGTCGAAGCTGTGGAGCATGATACAGCCGTGGCTGAGCAGTTTGTGGAACAGCGTTAAGGGCTGGTTCACGGGAACGGACTGGGCCTCGCTCGGCCGGGCGGTTGTCCAGGGCATCATCAACGGCTTGCGGGCCATGGGCGACGCCCTGAGCGGTGCGCTCCAAGGTATCGTCGATGCCGCCATCGGCCGCATTAAGGCATTGCTGGGCATCGCCTCGCCGTCGAAGGTGACGACCGAGTTCGGCAAGATGACCGGTCAGGGGTTGGTGAACGGTATCCTGTCGCAGGTGGGCGCGGTCAGGGGGGCAGTGGACACCATGCTCGAAGCGGCCGGGGTGCGCAACGGAACCCTGGGCATTGACGGTCAAATTAGGGGCGGGGCCACGCAAGGGGCGGCCGCGGGTGGCGGGAGGATGACAGTGGTCAACATCGACGCCCGCGGCGCAGCGCGGGGAGTGGACCAGGATTTGCGGCGGATGGTGGAGGACGTGCTGCGGCAGTATGGGACGCAGGCGGATATGCGGCTGAGGACAAGCTAATGGCAAGCGTTCTGAAGATATCAGACGGGACGACCACGGTGGACTTCGTTACCGACAGCGCCTATCGCGTGCTGGATTGGTCACCGGCGGTGGCGGTGCGGCGGGAGAACCTGCTGGGCGGCCGCGGGCCGTATACGGACGTGGTGGAGGAGATGCGGCTGTTCATCGGCGGCGCGTCGGTGCTGAGCAAGCTGGCGACGTTGCAGAAGCTCATCGACCAGGCCGAGCGGTGGAGCCGGGGCGAGCCGGTGTCGGTGGTGTGGGTCAGCATTCAGCTCACGTCGGGCAGCCAGGAGCTCATCTCGGTGGTCTACGGCCCGCCGTCGCCGGGCGAGGCGGCGATTGAGTTGCCGCCGAACTTCACCAACTCACCGGCCGTGACGGCGATTGACCCGGTGATTCTGCGCTTTCGCCGGGCCGGGTTGT